ACGCGCTGCTGAGACGCATCGGCCTGCCCCACTCTTCGCGTAGCTCTTCAAGGGCTTCCATGAAATCTACATCCATCAATACTTCAGCGTCGGGATCAAAGCTGCATTTCAACTCATCGCGGCTGAAGTGTTTGCTACATTCAATCGTCATAGAGTGATCTCTCCTTTGCCGCATTGGTTCGCATAAATTTCACCAGCTCGTTTGCGCTCCTCAGAAGTCAACTGGATCACCGCATCAAACGGGTAGTCTGTTCGAAACTTGTCAATCACACAGCTACAACCTTGAACCGCCCAATTCATGGCAAAATGCCGTGGCATCCCCTGGGCTTCAAACTGCGGGGCCATGATCTGGGCGCAGCCGGTGACCCACTGCCAAATGAAACCTGTCTTGTAATCCAACTCGGCAGGCTCTGCCGCATAAAGGCTGGCGGGGAGTAGCAGGGCAAGTAGGGCTTTCATTTTTCCAACTTTGATTCAAGGCGGCTGATTGCTACGGTCATTTCCTTCAACGTGCTGTTGACGTTGCTCAAAACATTCAGCAACTGGGTGTGCGACTCACGCTGCAACTCGGCAAGCGCTTTATGGCTCTCAGCTAGTCGCAGGTCGGCTTCCGTGTCTTTGGTCACCCACATCGTCTCTCGCTTAGAGTGGGCATCGGTCAAATATTTTATGTACCAGAAGCAGCATAGCAAGGTGACTACGTTCACTCCTAGTGTGTTAATCATGTCGATGAGTGTGCTTGCTTCTGCTGGCATTGCTCGGCCTTGGTTAGTCGTTAGGTGGTGTAGGCCAAGTGATGCCCGTTAGGTTTCCGTTTGAATCCAGTGATGGTGTCTGGGTTGTGATGTTTCTAAGAGCCTGTCTGTAGGTCTGCCACTCGGTCTGATTAGCACCTGGGTAGTCGGATACCATTCGCCAATCTGTTTCAGTCAAGAGTTGGTTGCGTTGTTGACGGAGTAAGCGTAGTGGTTCTGCTGCTTGCAGTTCTGCGATTTTTGCTTGGATTTGTTCTTCGGATGGTGGAGACTGCCCATCGTAAAATTTAAGGTTTACTAAAGGCCCATCATTTAGCCCACCAATCCTACCACCAGTAATGGCCTTGACTGCAGTAATATAACTTACCATCATCCTTGAATCTCCTGTACTGATAATGTCCCAGTTAAATGACTTGAAGCTGCATTATAAAAAATAATTACATCCCCCACATAAGATTCAAAATAAGGTCTTATTTTTATAGTAGTAGTCACTGGCGCTAATACAGAGTAAACCAGACTTATTTTCCCCTGTAAATGTGGTTGACTACCGCTGACCCCGAAATAGTTATCATAACCAGAAACATAATTATTGCCTAAAGAAGTTCCGTTTCCTGACGAAAAATTCGCATCGTATCTAAACCCTGTTAAAATCGCTCTTGGACTTGTAACGTTATTATGATATTCTGGAATAAATAAATGTATTAATAATGTATTCGATGTCGAATTTGGAGTTATTGTTACTTCGAGATTTGCACCCAAATAGTCATCACCGGATGTAGTGACTGTGTACGCAGAAGAAGGTGTAAACGTGTCCGTTTTCGTTTGAATCACATGCCCAGAAGGGAAAGTAACCCCACTGCCAATCGTGCCTCCCGAAATCGTCTGAGCAAACGTAGCATTTCCGCTTGAATCAATCGTTAGTCCGGTTACACCAGCATTAGAACTATCTCCCTGCAGTGTCAGACTGCCGTTTGTTGTATTCGGCCTGATCGTGTCCAGTTCTGCTGTTATCGAACCAGATGATTCCGTAGCCATCGTGGTGCTGTTTAATTGAATTTCACCTGCCATTTAACCTCTAACGTGAAGGGTTCCGGTTGTGTTAATAGTACCTGTTGTGTTGATCAGCCCATCAAAGACCAGCATTTTCCCAGCAATCGTTACTGTATTCGTAAAACTGACAGGACCGACATAAAAGCGATGGTCACTGGCGGAAACCGTGAAACTGTCGGTAACGGAGTTTGGGTGTTCAAACGCATTGGCGACTCCTGCCGTAAATACCTGGCTTTGCGTGACCCACTCTACGTCGGTGCCGCCCGAATTAAGCGCCAGAACTTTGCTGCCGTTGCCGCTGTAGCTGGGTAGCAGGTTCCCGCGTGCCACGCTGGCCGTACTCGCGCCGGTGCCGCCGTCTGCGATGGCAAGGTCGGTAATGCCGGTCACAGAGCCACCTGTGATGCTGACAGAATCAGATGCCTGAGTGCTGATCGTGCCCAAACCTAACGTTGTCCGCTGTGCGGCAGCATCGGCATCGTCGAGTAGGGCTCTACCGGCGCTGGTCAGCGTGATCTCTTCGACAGAACCAGCACCCGCCGTAGAGCGACCTAGCAGCTTATCGGTAGCGCTTACGTTTAAGGTCGTGGCGTTGTCACCTGGTTGGGTGGCACTGTCTGCCAGTATGCCTTGAGCGGCAGTAGCGTAGTCACTGGAAGGTGTGGTCGCTGCGCTGTCTAGCCCCAATGTGGTTCTGACGGTAGCCGCATCCGCATCATCTAGGATTGTCCTAGCAAAAGCGGTGAGGTCCGTGACGGCGTAGGTGTCGCTAGCCGTCGTGTAGATCATCTTGTTGGCGGCAGTGGTCAAGCCACTGATTGACTGTAGCCCAACATCAAAGGCCTGGACATCGCTGCCCAAGGTGACGCCTAACAGCGTTCTAGCTTCGCTGGCTGAAGTCCCGCCGGTACCGCCCAACGAAATCGGTACTGTGCCTGCGGTGATGATTTGGTTGGAGATGGTCAGGTAGTTGTCGGTGACGGTGGCGAGGCTGGTGGTCACGGGCTCAAAGCCTGTGCCGGTGACGTAGTATTTCAGAATGTTGTTGGTGGTGTCGTACCAGAGGTCACCATTGTCCGGGGGGGGGTCGCTGTACGGATTGGTAGCGCCGGTCTTGAACTGACCTTCGAAACTGGCTAGGGCAGCTTCTGCTCCAGTCTGTGCCGTTTCTGCGTCTGTCTTGGCCGCCTCTGCATCGACCTTCAGTTGGCGCACGGTGGCGACATCTACCAGCAGTTCAAAGTAGCTGGTGTCCGTTAATTCAACGCCTATCGGAGCATCCTGCTTGGTGAAGTAGACGTTGTCGTTACTGTCATCGCGTACTAGGTCCCGCACAACGTAGGCGGCGGTAGTGGTGGTACTGTCATCACCCTTGAACGTGCCAATTTCCTGCGTGGTCACAAAGGCGCCAGTGCTGTCAAAAGCGAGGAGCTTCCCTGCCAGATCGGCGGTGCCTGCCGCAAGTTTCAGACTGGTGGTGTCCACCTCGCTGACCGTCTCTTCAAAGCCTATCGACTTTTCAATCTTTACGTCGAGCTGCTGGCACATCATCGTCAATTTATCGAACGCCTTCTCCAGCGTTTCTGCGTCGAGCGCGTCATTGTTGACGTAGTCGATGGCCTGCAGGTAATCCGTTTCCCGCTTGATCGTCACCAGCTTCCCTGAAGCAGGTGCACTTAGGAAGGTGACCGTGCCGGTAGCACCTGGATCGGTCAGCGTGAAATGCGTGGTGCGGGTCTGCTCGGTGGTGTCTAAAAAGACTTTGATCTGGTCTAGTTCCGTGTATGGGAAGTTGACGGTAAACGCAGTCGTGCTGCCGTCACCGCCAAACTGAACCTGATTACGTTTTACGCTTACGGTCATCGGAAGCCTCCGCCGGGGGCGACCACGCTGCTTGGTGTCATGTCAATATCAAAGAAGTAGCTGTTGTAGTCCTGGTTGTTTTTTTGTCTGAATCGTCTTTCCATGCGTCGTAGTGAGCCTGGGTTAAGGATTTCTTGCACTTGGTAGTTGATTAAGTAGTCGAACAGCGTGCGTGTTGCCCAGTGATTGGCGTAAGGGATGTTCCCTTTAACAGCCCGCCACCCAGCGGCAGCCGCATCAATGGCTTCTTCATCGCTAAAAATCACATCTCGCCCAGCCTGTATAAATTCAAAAACATCATTAGCTACTGAGCCTGTTGGGCCTGCCGCCACATCTGCCAAAGAGGTACTATACTGGCGATAGTCGTTGAAAATGTAGTCGCCTGCGA